TCAATCCTTGATCACCGTCACCAGTGATGGCGACAATTCGTTGAGCATGCGCTGGGTCAAGTTCGGCTCTCGCCGCTCCATGAACCAGGCCGCCGGCGCCGGCGGTAGCTGGCACCCCACAGCTATCACCCTGGGTGGTGGCGAGTAGGACTGACAGCCGGAGATCAGCAGTAGCCAGCCGGTCACGCAGACGAGCCTGGTTCGATTGGGCATCGCGCAATTCCTTGTAGTGGGTTTCATCATTCGCTTGCAGCTGATCCTCCAGCAACCGCCGCGCGTCCTGCTGGGTTTCCTGCCAGTTGATCACCGCAGCGGCAGCCTGCTCGCGATCTTTGCTGTACGCATCAGCCTGATCGGCCAGCGCCTTACCGTAAGCGTTTGCCTGCCACGTCCAGGCCAGCCAGCCGCCCAGAGCGAGCCCCAGCACTAAGGCCAGGGCCGGCAACAACCAGCCTGGGGCCTTCACGCCAGCACCTTCAATGCACGCTCATACAGCGCCTCACGATCCGCCAGGCCGTTGGTCCCACCGTTGATACGCTTGGTGATCGTGAGAAAGTCACCCTTGTCGGCCAGACTGTTTAAACCCGCCCGTTGCCAGAACCACCCCGCCGACAGCGCGGCATAGACCGGGTTTTCCAGCAACTCGGGGGTGTTGAGCAGTCGCGAATCGCCAAACAGCGCTTCGCTGCACGCCTGATAGTTGGCCCGGCCGGTGACCTGGATCAACCCTCGGCCGCGATACTTCTGGCCATCACCATCGACCTCCGGGGTATTACCCAGCCGAGCAGCCAGAGTGCCGGTGTCGTACTTGCTCAGGTACTGGTCGTTACCCAGCTCACGCACCCATTGCAGCTGGCCGGACTCATGGCCGATCTGGGCGATGAACGCCGCGATCCGCAGCCGGCCGACGACCGCGTACTTGCTCATGGCCGCGTTGAGGGCAGGAACAAAAACGCCGGCTTGAGTGCCGGCGTTGGGGAGGATCTGTTGCAGTTGCTTGAGAGTGACAGTCATCTTGAATCTCCTGCTGTGGCCACTCAGGCCGGTTTCACATCGACCACCTTCAGTGGCTTGTCGGATTTCTTTTTCTTGCCCTTGGCCTTCGCCTTGCCCTTCTTGCCGCCGTTGCACTCCACCGCGGTCGACCAGCCGGAGGCATCGAAGGTCTGCTCGACGCTGTCGACCAGGTACTGGCCATCCAACCCCACCTTGAAACCCTGGGTATTGATCAAGCGCTCGGCGAACAGGTCGGTGCGCCCGGGCATCTGCAAGCGCACACTGGCAGTGGTGCGGTTGAACGCCGCGAGCTTCGCCTTGGCCGCCTGCTCGGCTGCTGACTTGTTCGGGTAGATATGTCGATCGGTGTGCACGCCCGGTAGGCCCGAGGGGGCGTCGTCATTACCCAGCTCGACCACCACCAACTTCCCGGTCTTCTTGTCCTGGTGCTGGGTCTTCACGGACTTCTGTGCGCTGCGATCCCCGAGACGGAACTGCCACCGGCTCACGTCCGCCGGCGCGATAGTGACCACCCCAAAGGTCTTGCCGCTGGCACCCTGACTGGCTTCACGGGGCAGGACCAGCAGCTTGCCGTCCGCGACTTTCGCGGTGCAGTCGTACTGCTTGGCCAGGCGGGTGATGAAGTTGAAGTCCGACTCGTTACGCTGGTCGACTCGGTCGACCTTTGTCTGCACGGGGCAGGCCGGTGCCCAGCCGTTGCGGGCCGCAATGTCGCGGACGATCTGCGACAGCGGCACGCCCTCCCAGCTGCCGCTGCGCGTGGTCTTACCGCTGCCGCGCATGTCACTGGCCTTGCCCCGGATGACCATCTCGCGCGGCGGCCCAGAGACTTCGATCTCGTCGACGGTGTACCGCCCGAGGCGGGCCAGCGCCTGCCCCGCATAGCCCAGGTAGACCTCGATCCCCGCGCCTCGAGCGGGCAAGGCGACCGCTGCATCGCGGTCATCGATCCGCAGCTCGAACTCGTCGGAGTCCATCCCTGGCTTGTCGGTTGTTCTCAGCAGCAACAACCGGTCATTGATCAGCGCCGTGATGTCCGCGCCATCAGCGACGATGCGAAAGGTGGGTTGCATATGCACTCCAGAATGAAAGAGCCCCGCACTGGGCGGGGCTCGTTGAGGGCTGGGGGGTTACCCCCACAGCTCGATGGTTTCGATCGATGGCGCAGCAAGGTCGGGCAGTACGATCACCACCCCGGTGCGGTAGGGCTGCGGCTCATCGGCCAGACCCGGATTCTCCTGCAGCACCAACTCGACCGTGCCGTTAAGGTGCCCGTAGTGGTGATAGCACAGGGTGTCTAGCAGATCCCCGTCAGACGTTCTGCATGTCGTTGCCATACTTCACGAACTCCAGTGAGAAACCCTGCTTGCGTGGGATGCCGCCAGCCAACAGCGCGCCCTGCTCTTCATCGACGCTCAGCAGGCACCAGGTGCCGAGTACGTCACCGTAACCGGTGACCAGGCTGACCGGTTGCAACCGGCGGGCGATAGCGCGAAGGGTGTCCAGCTGCTTGATCCCCCCCTTGAAGCCGGGATAGATCACCCCCTTCAACGTCATCTTGTCCTCGCCCTGCCCCACCGCCTGTTGCGCGATATCCCGCGTTAGGCGCTCCTGGCCGGCCCAGCGCGCTGCCGTTTGCCGTCGCAGCTCGTCGAACGCAGCGGTGTCCAGATTGAAGTAATACGGCTGCAACTTGGCATCGAGCGGCTGCAGGATCAGCAGATGCGGGAAGGGCTTGATCGCCTCGGCCGCCGGCGTCGCCAGCGATGCGAGCGCGCTAGTCGGCAGGATGTTGGCCAACGACGGACTAACCTGGCCGGCTATCCGGTTGATTGCCGCCGACGCCTTGCCGGCCTGTTCCTTCAGCAAGCCGAGACGGTCTTGCACCGCCGCAGCGCCACTGACCACCTGGCTGTAGGTGGAAGCCACCCGCCCTACGTTGGATTGGGCTGCGCTGATCGCCCGCATGGTGCGCTGCAGCTTCTGGCCAAGGGCCGGGCCAAGGATCGGCAAGCCCTCCAGCTCGGCAGCAGCACCCGTCATATCGCTCACAGCGCCGGTCAGCGGCCCGAGCATGCCGTCAAGACTGGTACGGCCAGCCTCCCCCGCGGCAATCAACGAAGACAGCGTCGACTGCATAGACTCCATGTAGGCCATGGCACCTCCTTAAACATGGGGTTCGTCGAACAGCTGCCCAGCAGCCTGCCGAGAAAGGTTTTCCCGCGACCAGGTATCCCAGCTATTGCGGATGAGCCCTTCGAGCGAGCGGAACAACTGTTGCGGATCCTTGGCATCACCTTGAACGGTGATCGGCATATGCGGCATGTAGGAGAACTGCTGATCGACTTTGGGCGGTTCAGACTTGGGCTTGGCCTGCTCGAGCGCCTGGGCGACTACCGGAGCTGTCGGTGCCGGCGCTGCTGCTGCAATCGAGCGAGCCACGTCACCAGGCGCCGCGCCCTTATCCTTGTCGGCCTTGGCCAACTGCTCGTCCTCGCCGAACAGCTTCTTGCCGAGCCAACCACCTATGCCCTCCCCGCCCATACCGCCGAAGGCCGCACCAATGGCACCACCGATGGCGGTACCAATGATCGGTACGACCGAGCCAATCGCCGCTCCTACAGCACCGCCAGCCAGGGCACCGGCCAAACCGCCCGCCGCGGTGCCGTAGCCTTCGGCTTTCTCGTCCTGGGTTTTCGCGTTGAGGGCCGTGTCGACCAGGGTCATGCCAGCATCAATCACTTTCCCGCCCGGCAGTTTGCCAACGAACTTGGAAGCCTTGCCGACGGTACCCAGCACCCGCCCCATCCGTCCGACCTGCGTCGCAGCCGGAGCCATGCTCACCGCAGCCGATACAGCTGCGCCACCGACGCGACCTCGTCGGCGCCGACGGCGGCGCCTGCCGCCTGGCTCTGGAGCTCCTGCCGACGAGCCTAGCCCGCCGAGATCCCTGGCATTGACGACGAAGACTCGCTGCGGCTCATTGCTGAGCACGCCACCTGCATCGTTTGTAGCAGCTCCACCAAACACTTTGCCAAGCACGCCAAGGCCGGCATCCACCACCTTGTTGCCGGTCTCAGGAACGCCGCCACCGCCAGCAGCACCGCGCCCTAAGCGATGGCCGCGCATGACGTTCCAGGCCCCGCGCCCGATCTTCGCCGTGCTGTACAGGGTGATCAGCGCACCGATACCAGCAGTGATGCCGGCAATGCCCATCACTACGCCCGGCGCCTTGTCGGACAGCTCGGTCAGCTTGTGCGCCACGAAGGTGATGCCCTGCCCGACTTTGTCTGTCACCGGGCGGATGGCATCGCCAACGCTGCGCATGCCGTCATCGATCGACTGCAGCGTCTCCTTCCAGACCTGCGACGACGTCTCGCGCCGCTCGGCCAGGTTCTTATCCAGAATCCCGGTGGCCTTAGTCGAGTCGTTCTTCAGCTGGGTGTAAAGGTCCTTGTTCTGCGAGTAGGCCGTGAGCGCCGCCTTGACCTGCATGTCCGCGAACAAGTCCCCGGTACGCAGGGACTTTTCCAGCGCATCCAGGGCAGCCCTGGCTTTCTCCGGGTCAGCCTCCTTGCTGATTCCGGCTTGGGCATCCTTGATCTTTTTTGCCTTGGCCGGGTCCGTGGCTTCGACATACTTCATCGCCAGGGCCATCGACGACTCGATCGTCGACATGCCTTTCTGGATACCCGTATTCAGCGAGGCCTGGTAGTCGATGCCCACATCCTTATAGGCCTTGACCACGTCACCCGAGCCGATCTTCTCGACCCAGTTCTTGAAGTTGTTCGCCGCTTCGTCCGAGCTGCCGGCAGTTTTCATCTGCACCTGCAGCATCGAGCCCAACGACGTGACGGCATCAAGGCCGGTGCTGCCGTTCTTCTCCATCGATGCCAGCAACTGCGGAAACCAGCGAGCCATATCACTGGCCTCGAAGCTGCCCGCCTGGCCCTGGTACGCGATGGCCTCGAGCGCCTGCTGCATGACCTTGGGGTCGGTGATCTTGGCGTTCTGCTGCAGCGCCATGATCATCGACGCCGTATCGACGCCACTGGCACCTTGACCGACAGCGAACTTGGCCGCGACCGGGGCATAGGCCATGGCCTTGTCCAGCTCCATACCGGCACCGACCAGTTGGTTGATCAAGTCGGCGACATCGTTGCGCGACATGCCAACTTTGGCGGTTTCGATGACCGTCCTGGTCAACTGGGCCTCCTCAGGCTTGTTGGCCACGTCGGCCTTGATCGCAATGTCGCGAATAATGGCCTGGTAATTTGCGCTGATTGTCGCCGGGACAGCAGCCATGCCACCGCCAACGACCGCCGCGCCAATGCTCGACCTCAGCGAAGCCTTGCCCGCATCGATCTGCTGCCGTCCCTTCTGCTGCAGATCTGCTGCCTTCGCTTCACGCCCGAGGCGCTGGTACTCCCGGGCAAGGCGCCCGACCTCGACGCCCTGTTTCTTCAGGGCATCGAGATTGCCTTCCAGGCGACGCAGCAGACCGGATGCCGCTACCGACCCGCTGTCATGGGCCTTCTTCCATTCGTCCCTGAGCTTGATCGTTTCGCCGATGGTGTTCTTCAACACCTTGGCCCGGTTGCCCTTGTCCTCGAGCTTCTTGATATGCCCCTGGGCAGTGCCGAATGCCGCACCAAGCGATGCTGCAACGGCACCGCCGATTTCCAGCGCTATCGCCAGCTTTGCCATGCGCTACCCTCCTGCAGGCTCAATCCGTGAGCCACCAGACGATGTCCATCCAGGACATCACCGAGATCTCTGCCGCCGAGAAGCCCAGCTCCGCAGCCAGCCGTTTGGCCAGCTGCTTCTGGGTCTGCGGGTCAAAGCTCGTCGTCTTGCACCAGACGAAAATAGCCGGCCTGTAGACGGGTGTAGTCCTTCAGTGCCAACCCTTCGAGATCCTTCACACTGACCTCGGCCAGCGAGGCGAACAGATTCAGTTCACGCTGCTCATCATCGCCATCGGCGGTGAGCTGGGCAGCCCTGATATCTCGTACAGTCGGCGCCCGCAGGGTCAGCGTGTCGACCGTGACACCGTTGCACTCGCTCGGCTTGCTCAACTTGACGGCTACACGGTCGACGTCGACCTGCAGGAAAGCGGGGATTTTCTTTGTCATGGAAGTGTTGTCCTTATCTGTGAGGGGTTACAGGCCCAGGGCCTGGCGTTGCGCGGCGAGCTGGTCGACACCGTTGATGACCCGCTTCATGCCCAGGGCATCGATCTCGTAGACCACGCGTCCGTCGACCTCGAGCTTGTAGTAGGTCACTGCGACGTTGTGCTTGATCTCGGCCTTGTCACCTGGCTTCCAGTCGCCCATGTCGACCTCTTTCAACGCTCCGCGCAGGGTGACGATGACCGGGGTGATCTTGCCCTTGAGGCCCTTGTAGGCCCCGCGGAAAGTGCCGTTGAAGGCGGTGCCGTCAGCCAGGCCGAAGAACTTCAGCGATTCGCGGCGCACGCCGGTGGTGGTGAAGCCGGCCTCTTGCTTTTCCATGCCCTGGTCCAGCTCCACCGGCATGTCCATGCCACCGGGTCGATGCTCTTCCATCTTCAGGGTGAGCTTGGGTAGGGTCAGGCTGGGCACGTCGCCTTGGAAACTGACGCCATCGACGAACAGGTTCAGGTTGGCCAACGTTTCGGGAATCATTGCCATGGGGTTCGCTCCTTATGCGGCGGTGTCGAGGACTTCACGCAGCCACTGCTTAGTGACCTCGACGCGGAAGTTCGGGTTTTCGGCCGGCGGCACGTCGGTAAACCGGATGTTCCAGTACACCTTGCCTTGCTCCAGCTGGCTCTCGGTGTTCAGCTCCGGGTCGGCGAACACCTCAAAGTTGATGATTGCGCCCTGGGCTTTCAGGTCGCGCATGAATGCTCGCAGCCCCTCTGTCACGTCGCTGACATAGGTGGCGGTGATCGATCGGTCGACAGCCCATTTGTGGCCGTACAGGATCGCGTCCATCACGATATCCATGGTCCGCACGCGGGTGACGAAGGCCCACTTAGGATCACTCGACAGCGTGCGGTTGCCCCACAGGCGGTAGCCGTCGTCGCGAATGATGGTGGTCACGTTCGCGTTGTTCAGCAGGTTCGCCCGGCACGTCTCGTCACCGTCGAGAAACTCGACCGGACGCGTGGTACCGGTGATGCCGACAAACTCTTTGTTCGAGGGTGAAGCCCAGAAGCCGTACTCGCTGTCGGTCCAGGCGAACAGGCCCGCGACATAGGCCGAGCTGGGCGCATTGACTGTTGCGCTGGTGTCCGTGTCCCAGTACTGCACACCGGGGTCGACCAGAAAGCCCCGCCTGGCGCCAAACTCGCCGGCGTAAGCGATGGCCGCTTCGTCGGTGGTGTTCGGGCCGTCGAGGATAGCGAGGCCACGCAGCTTATCGGCCAAGGCGACCAGGGCGGTACCCACGGCCTGGGTCGCGCTGTGCTTCGGTGTCACCAGCAACCGCGGCTGGGCGTTGAAGCGGCTCTTGCCGTCCAGTAGTGCCTGCAGGCCGGTGCGGGTGCCGTCAGCCTTCGTACCACCGATGATCGCCGAGACTTGCTCCGCAGGATCGGCCAGCTTGTCCACACCGCAGGCTACGATGACTGCCTTGGCTCGTGTGTAAATCGCCTGGCAAGCCTTGGTGATCGCGGCATTCTGGCCGAACGCCGCGATCGCTTCGCGCTCACTGGTGATCATCACCAGGTCATTCGCTTTGGCCTTGGCGTCAGGGCCTGGGGTGAAGGTGTCGACCAGGCCAATGATCGATGACGACGGTAGCGCGATGGTGCGCGCCCCGGTATCGACGTTCGTTACTGTAACGCCGTGAAAGAAGCCCATAAGAGTCTCCAGATACGAAAAAGCCCCGCATGAGCGAGGCTTTGGTGGGTGATGATTTCAAATGGCGGAAATGAAAACGCCCCGTTAGTGCGGGGCGTTTATTGGAGCTGGTCAGCCAGCCAAAGTGGTGCAATGGGTCGGTGATCGATCAGGGGAAACTCGCCGTTTTCGGGCCAGTTTCGGAGGCTACGGCGGTATGCCTGAAGCTCGGAATACTGAACGGAAGTCAACGTGGTTTCTGAGCCCTCCTCCAGCTCGTCGCGATGACGGGAGACAAGCGGATCAGTTACACGCAATTGCCCATCCCGCCAGCCGCGTTCAAGGTCAGCCAGCTGCTCAGGCGTTGGAAGCGGCATATCGACCAGCGCTGGCCGACCGTCTTTATCGACTCCAATACGCCTGTTTATGAAAGGCTCAGCAAACAGCGCCCCGTACTCGCTGTCAGAGATTTCAACCGCACCAGGTACTTCACTTTCGAAAAAGCCCAATGTTTCAGCCAAAAAATACATAGCCACGTTAACGCCCCCATACCAAAATACGCCCCGTTGCCACAGCGGGCGACGGACCCGCCGTACCAGCAATAACCCTGACTTGCGCCACCGCCCTCGATGTAGTGCTCGCCCCATGGTGGAACCCCCACACGGTGGCAGAAGTTGCCCCCCAACCTCCCGGGTTAGCCTCACCGGCAAGACCTCCTAGAATCTCGTTTGGAAACGTAACCGGCAAGGTCAGGTTCAAGGTTCCATTAGCATCGGAGTTTCCGGTTACCCACTGAAAGAGAAGGCCGGAAGGATTCGCTTGACGCCCGTTAGGCGTTAGCGAAGCTGCAAAAAGCGAAGAAGTGCGAAGAGTCTCTGTACCCAAATGAGCCCGCCAGACATTACCTTCACGAATAACGAGGAAGTCGCTATTGGCTGCAAGCTGACGCGGAGTGGCCACCGGGATGTTACACATCGAAAGAACATCGCCCGCAAAGACCCCCACGTGTGCCGTTGCAGCAGCTTGAGTGCTGATAAGCAAAGCTGCTCCGTTTGGAACTGTAGAAGTTAGTGGCAAAGTGATACTGACACCCGGTGCCAACTCAATGCGCTTACCAACGTCTGCTACCGTTAGATCTTTGCTAACCACCAGGCCAATTGAGCCGCGCATACTGCCGAGCGCCCGCTGCACAAATTCAGCGTTAACCAGCAAATCGCTGGTGTCGAACTGAGGCGGTGTTGGGCACGTTGGTGTCCCCAGCAACGCCGGCGAATTGATCGGCGCAAAACCTTGAGTGATGTTCTGAAACACCAGGGCCGTCGAGCCGAGAACAATCGCCCCGTCTGTCACCAGCTGCCAGCGCGTGTCGGCCAGGGTCGTACCCTGCTCGACAGATACAATCAGGGCCGATGTAACCTTGGAACTGGCGTCAGCATCCGCCGCCCGAGCCCAGGCACCCGCCGCCGCGACATACAGGCCGTTATCCTTGGCCACGGTCTGGCTCTTCACCAGTACCCGGTCGCCCGCCGCCAGGGCGATGCCGTCGATGGCCTGAAGCCCAGCCAACGCGATATTGGCCGTGGTGGCCACCCGTACCGACTGCTTGCTGTCGAGCTTATACAGCTCTTCCATGATCCGCTGATCGACATACTCGCGAGTCGCCAGCACCACGGCCGGGTCAATCTTCAGCGTGATATTGCCAGTGCTGGAAACAATGAAGTTCATCCGCACGACTTGAGTACGGCCAGAGCCTTGCGACAGCACAGGCTTGAAGCTCGGCGCACAGTTGGCCACCGCCACCAGATCCCCGTCAGCGTCATACAGGCCGATTTCGCGAATCCAATGCCCGCCCTCGTCCGCCGGGATAATCTGCTCGGCGATGATCACCGCTGGGTTGACCGGGTCAACCCTGAGCTGATTCAGCGGCCGCCGGCGCCATTCGCTGATCAGCCGGGTTTGCGCTGCATTGGGGATCGGGTCGGTATCGTTGGCATCCCCAACCCCCATATCTGTGATTTTCCAGGGAATGCCGAGCGCGTCGGCGTTCGCCTGTTTGGCCATACCTACGTTCGTGAGGATGGCGAAAAACTGCGAATTCGCGTCAATCATAATAAACGTCCAGGGTATCTATGGAGTGTTCGCGACCGACCACGCCGAAAGAGCCGGTGACTTCAATGTCACGCATGACAGGCGGGTAAACGTCGATTTCATCGCCTTCGTACACGGCGACACTGATGTTCAAAGCCCCTTGGGTTTCGAGGCTGATTGCGAGGCCGGTTAGGTGCCTGCTGACGGGCTTGGCGTCGTCTATCAGGCGCTCCAGCTCCTGATACATTTCTTCGGTGATTCCGGTCTCAAGCACACCGACCTTGAGCGCAAAGGTTCCAGGCACGCCTTCGGGCACGGTGTTGAACCACTCGATGATTTCGATCAGATAACCCAGCGGCTCGACCACACGCCGCAGAGCCCCGATGGTGCCTTTGTGCGCATGGATGTAATACGAGGCCTTGATCGCCGCACGCTTGACCGGCTCGGTCCAGCTCGGGTCCCACCTGTCAACCGACCAGGCCCAGGCCAGGTACGGCAGCAGATGAACCGGACAGGTGTCGGGGTTGCACAGCGTCCGAAGCGGGATCTCGGTCACTTCTTCCGTTGCGGCTTCAACACCCCGTTCCAACAGGGTGCTGTTCAATGGCAGCAGGCTTTTCATGTCAGCCACCTCGCGTCACGCTGATGTCCTCACACCAGGCCGCCTGCGCTTTGGTGGGACGGATATCTGACCACCCCACCAGCTCCACCCGGCTGACACCAGCAATGTGCAGCTGCGCATCCACTCCTGACCGCGCTACTTCCAATCCCAAGCGGCGCCTGGGGTTCACCCATGCCCGCAAGCGCTGCTCGCATTCAGCGAGGATCGCTTCGTTCTCCGGCCCTGTGCCTGACATGTAAACGAGGGCCTCGACCCGATAAGTCAGGATCTGTGCAGATTGGACGGTGAGCCGATCGGCAACAGGACGTACATCGTCGTCACTCAGATGCAGACGCACAGTCTCCAGCAACTCAGGCGGAGCCAACCCCGTGCCCTCCAAGTCCAGCACTGTCACGACCACTTCGGCCGGGGCCGGGCTTTCTGCTGTAGCGTCTGCCACACGCCCCGAAGCATTGCGCGCATGCAGGATGTAGCTGTTTCGCGGGCCAGCTGTGGTCAGGCCCTCATAGACCAACTGCACGCGTTCCCGCAGAGCATCGTCGGCCTCGAGAACCCGTTCCACCGGTGGCACCGCGTTCAAGTCCTCAGCCTGCACCACCAGCCGCTGCAGGTTCACATTGGCGGCCAGTTGGTCGAGGTCAGCCTTCGTTGCATAGGCCAGCAGCAGAGACTTCGCAGCATCGTTGACCCGTGCACGGTTCTGCATCCGGCGGAACGCGCCCAGCTCGAGGAGCTTGGTGATCGGGTCGCTCTCGAGCAGCGCATCCCACTTGTCGCCCATGTACTCGCGGAAGCGCTGCAGCTCTTCGCCGTAAATCTCCTCGAAGTCCAGGCTCTCCAACACCTGCGGCGCCGGGAGCTGCGATAGGTCCACTGCGCTCATACACTCACCTCCATCACTGCGCTGTCACCCAGGTACTCGCCGGTCAGCTGCAAGCTGATCTGCCCATCGACAACGGCCACAACGCGCACGCGCTCCAGACGTAGCCGCGGCTCCCAACGGCCCAGAGCACGGGCGACCTCGGCCTGTACCGCGCTCTTCCAACCCTCATTCACCGGCAAGTCCACGTAGCGGCGTAACTGGCACCCATACTCCGGACGCATCCGCCGGCTGCCGACCGTGGTACCGAGAATGTCCTCAATGGACTGCCGCAGGTGCGCCAGGCCGGAGACCGGCTGCCCCGTTCGACGATCCATGCCGATCACGGTCAGGCCTCCTTGAAGTCGGGCCGGTTGCGCATGTAGGCCAAGCCAGGGGCATCATCGCCCGCGAGGGTGACCTGTCCCTGTACAACCTCGAGCACCAGCCAATCGGGCAGGACCAGCGTGCGCCGGGTGTACTCCTGGTCGATGAAGGTGACTGCCTTGCTGGGTTGCGGTAAGGGCTCGACAACCTCACCGGCTTCTTTTTGTGTCTTGGCCATGGATCCTCCAGGCATAAAAAAGCCCGCGCTGGGCGGGCTCTGGTCAGTGTTTGTGATTTGCCGTGTTGCCGGTGGTGTCGATGATCCGGCCACCTCCGTTGATGTCGCCCGTCACCGTGAGCGGACCGTTGATCGTCACTTGGCCGGTCAATGTGATTGTGTCGGCCTGCGCGCTGATGCGGCTGGACTTCGCCGTGATGGCAGCGTCCGTCAGTACCGCCTGCGAGGCGCCCACCTGGATGGTCACTGTGCCGCTGGGCAATTGGATGGTGTAGCTCTTGGCCTGCCAGTCGTAGATCAGCGAGCCGCCATCGTCGAAGCGCCAGGTCTCGACGTGGTCGCGGTTGTCCGGTTGGGCACCGGCGTTGCCGTACAGCCCCGGCACGAAGGTGCCCTGGGCGGGATCGCCGCTCGGGCTGATCAGGGCACCCTGCTCGTCCAGGCTCGGTGCCCGCCAGTGACGCGCCTTACCCGCCGCCTGGCTGTGCCAACGCACCCAGGCGCTGGTCCAGTCGCCGCCGTCCGAGACTCGGACCATGGCGGCGGCGAGATCGACCGCGACTACCCGACAGGGGATCACCAGACCGGCCAGCATGCGGTCGTGCATTGCCGATGCGAAGCTCACTCCATGGCCTCCGGTGGCAGGTAACTGCCTTCACTACCCGAACCGGTGTCGGGAACAAAGCCCCAGACAATCGAACCTGGTGGCTGATTGGGCCATGGCCACTCTTCCGTACCGAGGTAGATGACCTGGGTCCACTCGACCACCCACGCCGCCAGCCCGTCCAGCTCTGGCCTGCTCCAATCAGGTTCAGCCCGCACAAGCTGGGCCGGCTCAACCTCAAGCCCCCAGGTTTGCATACGCAACAGCACCGCCAACTGAGCAGCGACAAATGCCACGACGTGCAGATGATCGTCATGCTCGGTACCGACAATCGCCCGTGCCTCGAAACGCGCCTCGATCGCCACTTCGCCCGTGCCTGGATCATGCTCAGCGGGTTCGAACCCGGAAAGCTCCAGAACAATCCCAGGGACAGCGATGGTTTCAAGCATCCCTGGCATCGTGCCCACGTAGTGCAGGCCAGGAATGGCCTGAGCTATGGCCTCCTCCATCGCGGCGTACACCCTCGCCAGAGGGATCGGATCATCATCCATTACCGGTTCTCCGTAAGAGTTTGTGCATCTCGAAGTTCAGCTCCTGCTCCATCACCACCAGCAACCGCTGGTGAGCCTTGTTCGTCCATGACTCGAAGTGAGGCCTCACCTCCTCGAGCGAGATCTTGGCCTTGGCCAACGGGAAACGACTGTCGTTCTCGGCGATCCAGCCCGAGCTAGCCCCACCCGCTTTCGAAACCTCGCTCTCGGGATAGTCACTCGCTCTGAAGTGCTTGCTGGCCGTGCGGATCCAGATATCCGGCGTGCCGCCGTAGACCTGCCGATAGAACGCGCCCTGGTATCGACGCCCCGCCACCGAGACACCAGCGCGGGTCTGCCTGGCCCGGCCAGCACGGCTGGCCTCGATCGGATTGAGGCCGAACCAGAGCCTGCCCTGCCCGTTGCTGCCCACCGTGTAGGCCCGCAGGCGCTGCCGCACCGCCGCGATGGCAATGCGCTCCTGCTGGCCTACCGAACGAGCGACATGGGTGCGCAGCCAGCGCAAGGTCTTGTTGATCGCCCGGCGCTGGGCTGCGCTGACGGCCTTGGGTACCAACCCGGCAAACTGCTCGAACCCCTTCACTTGTCGAGGGTTCGCCTGCAGCGTTATCAGGCCGGTGTCGGAGGACTGCTTGTGATAGCTGCCGACATTCATCGAACCTCCCGCAAAGCGAAGTTGATCCAGCCCGTACCGTCCGGGTCCCGCTTGGCGATGACGTATCGTCCACCGCCATCCGCAGGCGCAAGATCGCAGACCAGCTGCTGACCTTCCTTGATGCCCGCGGCGTCACCCACACGCACAGAGAAGACAGGTTGACGAAGGCCGGTGTTGATCGTGCCGACCTTGGGCTGCTGCCACGGCACGGACATGAACCCCTTCACCGGCTCGTCGAAACCCTCGATCTCGACCTCATCACTGAGCTCTTCCAGTAGCGCAGCATCCATGCCCGCCACCTGATCGCGGAAGGCCACGGTCAGTCACCGCCTTCCTGAGCATCCTTCGGCAACTGGCCACGGCGAGCGATCTTGCCTTCGCTCACCAACAGATCGGCGACCTCCTTACTGGGCGGGTCGTAGACCTCACCCTGGCGGATCACCTTGGCGCCGTCCTGAAGACAGCCGTCCACCACTACGTATTCCGTTTTCGCAGCCATGTCACACCACCTTCGCGTAGAGGAAAGCATTCGGTTCCAGCATGCCGGCCAGAGGAGCCGATTGGAGCTTCAACCAGCGCACGCTCGGCTCCTGGGTGACCCAGCTCTTGGGGAAGCGCGCTGCTTCGACCAGACCGCTCTCGATGGCTTCCAGATCCTGAATGGCCGCGTAGAGCATGGCGTTGCGGGTCGAGGTGGAACCCAGGATCAAGCCGCCTGCTGGAATCACCGGCTGTTCGTCGCCGGCTGCATCCAGGTACCACTCGTCATAGGCGTACAGATCGATGCCCGGATCGTTGAGGTAGCCGAGGTAGGTCACCCCGTCGGGCAGCTCCTCGGGCTTGATCAGGCCCATGTCCACGCGCCGGCTGTTCAGTTGTTTCAGCACCGTCTCGTTGCTCTGGAAGGCGTCCTGCGCCTCGGCGCTCAACACCGCTACGTTTGCCGATCGACCGGAGTCCTTGGCGATCAGACGGCGCCACTGGCGCATATTGGCGATCGGGTCAGAGCCCTCGGTGTTCCAACGACCGCCGACAAGCGTGACTTTGTGGGTGTCTTCCATAAGGAAGTCGATGGTGTCATCCACACCGTCGCCGACCACCCGGATACGCCCGGTAGTCAGCGCTTGGGCGCACATCCACTCCTCGCGGCGAGTGATCTCGTCATCAAGGTCCACCAGGTCACGGCCGAGCAACTCACCGGCTCGCTCAAGCGGAGTGCGTGTCGAGAATGGGTTCTCGCCAGCACCGCGCTTCAGGATCAACTCGGCACGGGTTTCGCGCTTCGGCTGAATGTACGGCGGCTTATAGGTCGAAGAATTGATGCCAGTACGCTGCGACACACTGCCTGGCAGGGTCGGGTGTACGAACGGCGCCATCTTGCGCTGGCCCTTCACGATGTCGATGGAGACCGTTTCAGTACCGAAGGTCTCGGGAGCGCCGCCGTTGAAGAAGGTGTTCATGAGGAAGCGCCGCGGTATCACCATCTCCTCGACGGCTTCCAGCATGGTCAGGGTGTCGAAAATGTCAGTCATGGGTGCTCCGATCAACGAATGAAAAGGCAGAAAGGACGCAGAGCGGCCTTCGCAGCGGCCAGGGTCAGGCCCTCGCCAAAGGTGAGTTGGCTGCCCAGCACCTGGCCGGTCAGACGGATCGGCGCGCTCTTGGCGCCGTCGGTGGTGTCGACGTCCTGGTCGAGGATCACCGCGGGCGTCTGCGAGCCGTCCTCGGCAGCGGCCTTGCACAGCAGGTACTCACCGCTGGCAGTGACCTGGCCCAGCACCGCACCGCGGGCCAGCTTCTGGCCAGTTGCGATAACGCCGGTGTCCATCACGATGGGGAAGTCGCCCGCCGAGAGCTGGCTCGGCAGGTAGGTCTTGCGTTCGGGGTTTGCCATGTGGGGCTCCTATTAGCGGCGCGAGGCGCCTGCAACGATTGCGCTGACAGCGGCCTTGCGTTCACCTTGCTTGCCGTCAGTGGATGGAACAGCGCCGGTGACGCCTTGGGCATCGCCCTTGATGGCGGCCAGAGAAATGCCGCGATCCTGGGCGGCCTTGAACAGCACCAGGGCGGTTGCCTCGACCGAGGAACCGCCGTCGATGGCGGCCTCGATTTCCTTCTCGAAGCCTTTGGCGGCCAGGGCGTTGATGCCCTTGATGCGCTCACGCTCGGCGGTGGCAGCCTCGGTGCGGATCGCCGCAGTGTCAGGCTGGGCCGCCTGAGCGATCTCGATGGTGTTGGGGTTGGTGCCAGCTGCAATCGCCGTGCGCAGTTCTGCCGTGGTAGTGACGGTGGTCATGGTGTGTATCCTTGGGGAGTTGAGGGCCGGCTTGGCCAGTTCAGTAATCAGGGATTCGAGCGAGCCCACGCGATGGGCCAGGCCGTGCTTGACGGCATCAGCACCGACGCGGATCCCGCCGTGATCGCCCATCTCGGGCACCTTCTCGGCAGTCACGCCGAGGTTGCGGGCAACCTTGCCCACGAAGACTTCGCCCAGGGCGTCGATGGTCTCGCCCAGCTTCGCCCGGCCCTCCTCGGTGTTGAGGTCCGGGCGCTTGTTGGGGGCATTGCGGCTGACGATCTGGTAACGGGTCCGCCCGCTCACCTTCTCGTTCTCGACTACCGCCTCAACAACGACACCGATGCTGCCGGCCAGGCTGGCCTCGTCGATGACAATTTCGCTGGCAGCCGTGGCAATCCAGTAAGCCGCGCTGGCCCCGATACCGCCGATGTACGCGACGATGCGTTTGCGAGCGCGGCCGGCGTAGATCATCTCCGCCAGCTCGTTAATGCCCGACGCCACGCCGCCAGGGCTGTCGATGTTGAGTACGATCGACCTGACCTTGGGGTCATCCAGCGCTCGCTGAATGTCCGTGGCCAGGATCTGCGTGCTGGTCGCACCACTGATCTCGGTGAACAGGTTCGCGTAGCGGAAAATCGGCCCAACGACCGGCACCACTGCCACGCCGTTGCGCATGGTCACCTTGCGGGTGTCCTCCAACTGCTCGCCGCGCTTGGTCGCCAGCGCCATCGGATCGCCCATGCGGTCGGAGATGGTCAGCAGGTTGTCCAGCGCGTCGGGCAGCATCAGCCAGGGCTGCGAGGCAGCCAGCTCAAGTGCTCGAGGCATCTCTATTCCTCTTCGGGGTTGGGGTCAGGCGGGGTTTCGAGCCCACTCTTGGGCAGGGCCTGCATGTTGTGTGTCCGGCGATAAGTGACCTCGCGGGTTCGCTGACGAATGACCTGCTGCCAGGGCTCACCGGTCATGGCCGCCGTTTCCAGGGTCTCGTTGCTCACACCGATCTCGATGCGCTTGCCGGCAGCGTTGGCTTCCTTGAGCTCATCGATGGCGCCACGGGCCGGGCCAATCCAGATGGCTTGGCAATAGGCTTTGCGCCTGGCCGGAATGTTGTATCCGGGCAGGTCGATCAAACCTCTGGCCACAGCCTCATCGATGACCAGCTCGCGGCTCGGCTGGCAGAAGTCGCAGGCCAGCCACCAGCGGCGCAAGCTGTAGAAGCGCCAGGCTTGGAGCATCGCGGCACGGGCAGCGCTGTAGCTGCTGCTGTAGTGCAACAGCAGCTCTTCCAGCGGCAGTTCCAGTGCCGCGCCGATCTCCTTCACCACCGCAGTGAAGAACGGGTCGAACTGGGCGTTTGGGCGGCCAGGGTTGGCCACCATCGGTTCCTCACCTACGCCGAGGTCCACGATGGCGCCTTCACCCAGTGCCAGCGTGCCGTCTGAGCTGTCATCACCACCGGGCTGTTCTTCAGTCAGAGCCGACATCGGCAGGTTGCCGGTGGTGAAGTCATTGCTCTTCTTGATAAACACGGTGAACATCGCCGAGATCACGGCCGCCATCAGCTCGGCGCTGCTGTAGCGCTCCAGCTTCTGCAGGGGTTCCAGCACCGGAGCCAGGTACGGTACGCCGCGTTTCTGCCCAGGCCGCTCCTTGTCGGCCATGACGTGTAACACGCGACGCCGCCCTGTCTCAGCACCGAACACGGTCAACCGCTCCCAATGCAGCGCCTTACCCGCCAGGTGCTCACCGGGGTAGCCGGAACACACGTGGTACGCCACAGGCGAACCCAACCCGTCGAACTCGACCCCTTCCACCAGGTCCGTGCGGTCCATACCGCCGTTCGGGTTGCCGACACGGTCGGACTCGATCAGCTGCAGCCGCGTGCTGAAGATGCAACCGGGGCGCTCTTGGTCCGGGCTGGCCACGAACACGTCTCCCGCCACCATCGACGACACCAGCACCAGGGCTTGCAACTGGTAATGGTTGAGTGTCGCTTCGGCGTCGCACTCCCTCGGATCATCGGCATACAGCGACCACAACCGGTCCAGCTGACCGTTGAGCTGTTCGGCCTCCTCTTCGGTCAGGCCCAGCGCTTCATGGTCGACCTGGGCGCGGCAGACCAGCCCCGTGCCCACGACGTTGGTGCGTAGCCGGGTGATTGCCGCGCGGGCCACCAGGTGGTTACGCATGGCATCACGCGAGCGCGCCACCAGCATGCGGCGCTCGTTCTGATTGAAGTCGCGCCGTGGACTGCCGAGGCCAGGCAGCCAGCTGGCCATGCTGCGCAATACCCGCGACGCGCCGCGCCAACGGGTTTCAACCCCACCGCCGCCGCCCTGGGCGACGATCTGTTGCCCATCGACCGAGGCCCTGGCCACGCGGATCGCTTCGGTCATCAGCTGCTCGGCAGCCGAATCGCGTTTAGTGAACGGCCACATGGTCAGATCCCCACATAAGAAATGCGGTTGCGGCCCCGGCCCTGAAGCAGGGCCTGCTCTGCGGCGACCTCTTCGGCGTACTGTTTTTCCATCAAGCGCAAGCTGTTGAGCTCGGCCAGCTGAACCTCGCGATCCTGTCGACGCAGCCGCTGGCCGTTCTTCAGGACGCGCGAGATCGCCGCCCGGACTTCGGCAAGGCGTTGTTGTGCATCTGTCATGGTGAACCTCGGTTAGCTGACGCGGCTCCGCGTGCCCCGGCCGCGCGAAACCACGCGACGAGGAATCGGCGCCACCGCCTGTTCAGTAGTGAAGAGGGTGGGCTGAAGCAACTGCTGCTCCAGCTGGTCCCATTCGTTGTCGCGCAGCAGGTGAGTCTTCAGGCTGCGGGCCGCGTGCAAGGCGTATACCTCGCAGTCCAGCGCCTCGTTGCGCCGGCCGGCCTTCTTCTGCCAGACCATCTTGCTGGGGTTACGCGGGTGCGGCGCCAAGACTTCGTTGGTCACCTGCTCGTAGTAGTCCGCGCGGATCTCGCTGTACCAGTGCATGCGCCCTGGCCCGCTGCCCTTGAGGCGCATCCGGCCATCGATCAGCGTCTTGGCCTTGTGGGTACCGACGATGAACACGCGCAGGCCATACTTGGCGGCCTTGGTGTTGTCTTGACTTGTGTCCGCTGACTGGGCCGGCTTGGTGAAGATTTCCCGGTCCCGGCTGTCGATGGACGCGCCCTTGATCGCCATGATGTTGAAGCGCTGGCGATCCCGAACGTAGGTGTACACCGCATCGCTGGTGTTGCCGTCCGAGCTGTCGACGCTGACCGCCGACACGGCCAGTTGCGCACCGCTCTCGGTAGGGATCGGCGTAGCGATGATCCTGTCGAGCTCGGTCCACACCCCGTCATTCGGGTCGATCGGGTTGCCGGGCAGTTCGCCCCAGTACAACCGCCAGGACTCCTCCCCTCGCCCCCAACCCACGATGACCAGGGCCAGACGATCACCCTGGACGTCGACGCCGACCGTCACCAGCAGCGTACCCTTCGGGGCCGTGAATTCGGCGTAAGGCTCGGCACGTTTCTCCAGCTCGTCCGTCTTTGGCGCGTTGCTCTTGTACTCGTAGCTCTCGCCCATCGAGCTGTTGGTGAAGGCGATCATCGGGCCGATATTCCCCTGCGACGCCGCGTGTTCGGCCTGCAACTTCTTCTTCATCAGCTCTTCGAAGCGCGAGCCATGGAACGTGGCATACAGCTCGTTGAGGATGTAGCCAGCGATGCCGCGGAATTCGGCGGTTGCCTCCCAGCGCCCATGCTTAAGGTTGGAGTTCTTCTGGTGGTCATCCCAGATCTCGCCGCAGTGAGGGCATGCGTAGTACGCCGTTTCCGGGCGGCGCTTACCATACACCTCGTGAAAGTAGTGCTCGTCCTCGTCGCAGTGCAGGTGGTCGAAGCTCAGCGCATGCGCCTGGCCGCAGCCGTGGCACGGGACCAGGCCTACTCGCTTGTCCGATAGTTCCAACTCAGCATCGATCGTCGACAACCCCTTGATGGTCGGGGTGCCGCCGATGATGATCTTCGACCGCCGGAACGTCTTGAGGCGCTCCTTGGCCAGCTTGATGCTGTCCCCCTGCCCCCGCAGGTTCAGGTTGCAGTCGTCGGGCTCTTCGATGGCGACCCGTGGTACTGGCGTCGACTTCACACTGGCCGGGCTGTTCGAGCCGACCATCTTCAGGAAGCCGCCGGGGAACCGCTTGAAGTCCTGGCGCTGCTGCAGCTTGCGGCTACGCAGGTCAACTTTCTTACGCAGCCGCGGCGTAGCCTCGATCATCGGTTCGAGCTTCTCGCCGACATACTGCTTGGCCGCCTCGGCCTTGGGGAACAGGATCAGGATCGGGGACGGGTCAAGATCAATCCACTTGCCGAGGGCGTTGCCCAGCACGCCCGACGTCCAGGCCACCTGGGCCGACTTGCGGCCCACGATCTCGGCAACGTTCGGATCGTCCAGCGCCTCGAGCGGGCCACCGGGCCAGATCAGGTGTGGTGTCTTGTCGAACCGGTACTTGCCTGGCGTGGCTGACTCTTCGGTGGCCAGCCAGCGGAACCTGTCCGCCCACTGGATAATGGTCATGCGCGGAGGCGGCGCCCACTTGCGGCAGACCCGGCCCATTGCTTTACTCGCCGTCTTCCTCAAAGCCCTCCTCGTCGTCCGGCTCGTCAGGATCCCCAGCGAGCTCGTCATCCTCGTCATACGCGGACAACCTCCTCAGTATTGATTCGATGGGATCGCGGATCAGTTGGTCGTCGACCTGCACGCCGTACTGCGCAGATAAGGTCGCGGCCAATTCATCAGGGAAGGTGTTCAGCAGCTCGATCTTGGCGGCAGTGATCACTGCCTCGAAGCGCTCGACCATGTCTGCTTCTAACACCACTTGACCGAGCTTCTTGGCCAGTTCCACCTCCAGATCATCGCCCCGCAACCTGTCATATCTGTCCCGGACGGACTCTTTTTTTCCGTTCAACGCGGCCTGCTGCATCAGCCATTCGATCACCGCCTGGGTGTCGTACTGGTTTTCGTTGCCACGCCCGACGCCGAACTCGATCACCGGCATGCCGCTCCTCTGCCACCGGCTCAAGGTTCGCTCGTCTCGACCAACGATCTCGCCCAGTTCAACCTTGCTGACTGTCTTGCCCATCACTAAGTCCTTGAAAAGACGGACATCCCTGCAAAAATCTCAGCTGCAGAGAAACCGCGAGTCTGCGCACCCGTGTAGGGGGCGGCCTGGGGGGAGGACCCAAAAAACCGGCCCCCACCCCCGCCCCCTGGCCGGGTCACTGTCCCGCCTCGCCATTGGCCGGCGGCACCTGCCCGAGGCCCAACCGCTTTGCGGCCCAGCGTTCGTACAGACTGATCGCAACGTCGGCGCCGGCCATCGCAGTCAGGCACCCAACCGCTGCCGCCATCCACACCGACACCCCGAGGGCATACAACAGCATGTTGGCCGACAACCCACAGGTAACACAGGCGCCCGAGCGCAATGCGAGCCGACGTACCAACCCCCAACCACGTGCACCCGCCTTATCCGCCCGCCACATCTCTCCTGATACACCGCCGACCAGGGACAGCAGAATCACCATCCAAATTGGCATCTCGACTAATGCTTGTTGCTCGCTGTTCATGTAGGCCTCAATTGGCAAAGCACGGTGCCGGAAAAAGAAAACCCCGCCGGATGGCAGGGTTCTCGATGCACCGACAAATCGGAGCGGGTTGCACAGCACAGTGCTTATGGGGGGAAGCGCCTAAGCGCACTTTTCATATCGTGGCGCCTTTTTACCTGCCACCGGAAAAACCGAAAAGGGGCAATTTTCGGTACGCCGCCATGTGGTGGTCATGTCGCATCAATGTTGCATACAAGTCGCATAGTCACCCGACGAACGGTATGGCTACGAGTCGGCCCGGATCGTGCGATCAAGATCGCCAACACCTGTAGGTGCATGGCCTTGACCCAGTTGCGGTACGTCCGATCTGCACCCTCGGCCAGCCCCACCTCACGCATCTGCTCCCGGATAGGCGCGCGGTGCAGGTAGCGAAACGTAGCCAGCTTGGCCAATGTCTTGCCCCGTTCATCACGGCGCTCTAGCTCAGCAACCGCAGCCTCGATCTCTGCAGCTGAGTGATCCAGGCCAGCACCCGATACAAGGATTCGTGCCCCCGATTTACCTCCTCTTGGCGCAGCCCCCTTCCATTCCATGATGCTACCCATCTGGCTGCCCAACCCGGACTCCAGCCCGAGTTGGGCACGCTGTTCGGCCCAATGGAGCATGAGCTGCTCAACCATCTGCAGGCGTTCGGCTTGCTCCATCATCACCGCTTCTCCTCCGAAATCTGAACCCAACACAAATTCAGCCAACCCAACACAAACCCAACACAGTTAAAACCCAATGAAATCAATGAATTAATAGAATCTGTGTTGAGTGTGTTGGGTGTGCAGGTTTTTTCAGGGCTCGCATAGAGATTTTCTTTCGGCTCATTTCCAGCATTAAAAAGTAAACGCATGCGCGTGCGCGCACACAAACCCAACACACCCAACACATCTACCCTCAAAGCCACGGACTTTAGGGGCAGGCACTGTGTCGACCTGTCGAAACCGACCCAACACAAACCCAACACACCCAGCACACTTGCTGTCGCACTCATGCCGCAAGCCTCTTTATGTGGTCCCAATTGTCGACATCCCAGCCAGCGAGCTTTGCCCGAGCACGCCATTCCGAGACGTTCTCCCCCAGCACGGCCGCATTAAGGGATGGGGGCAGGGAAGGATCCCCCTCGGTCGGGAAAAAGAACGCCCCAAATCGCCGGTTGCTGCCGTCGTACCACGGTATTCCTTTGGTCTTCTCCACCGTCGCACTGAGCATCAACGAGAACTTGGTTTGGCTCATCGAGTGTTCCTTGTTGATCGAGCACCACTCGAGGAACATCCCGTAAACATCCGAGGTCATGCAGCAGCCCCATAATCCGTAACCGAGCTCACCTGTACGCCAAAGAGCGAGGAAGGTTTGCCAAGCCGTTCGACTCAGAGCGACGAGACGTTCCCGGGCCTCTGTCTTAGGTGGCCGGGTGCGCTGGTTGAAGTCCCCCAGGTCGATGTCCAGCAACCAACCGTAGAGAGCGGCAACGCCACCGTTGGCCAGCTCTTTGGCGATAGCCTTCTGGCGCTCAGGTGCCAGCGTCTCCATCGGCCACATAACCAGCATCCGACGGTCATCCTCGCTGATCGGCCACGGCATGATTTCGTTACTGAGGAACGCCGAGTTCATGTGGTTGGCTTCTTCCCAACCGTTGATGAACTTCGACTCCATCCGCACCGTCTTGCCGGTGATCATGTGCTTGATCTTGCCCACCTGGTTGTATCGCTGATCCCGGCTGACAACCTCCTCGAACACGGCCCACAGCTTGCCGCTCTGCCAGGCGTTGAAGTTACCTTCGAGCTGAGTCTGCCCAACCGTTGCGCCATACTGGCCGTACAGCTCGCCCATGATGTCCGCGAACAGCAGGCTCTTGCCCGAGCCTTCCATCGTAGAGTGGAACAAGATCGCGGTGTCCATCTTGGCGCCCATGTGTTGTAGCGGGTAGGCGAGCCATTTGATCAGCCAGTCCCGGGCTTCAGCGTCGTTGTTGCACAGGAACGAGATCAACCACCGTAGATTTTTGCATGCAGCGTCATTGCGCACAGGCTCAAGCGGCAAGCCCTCGAACGTGTTGATGTAGGTGGCAGGGTCCTTGGTCATCGTCGGGTCGAACACGATGTGGTCGACATCGACCACTCGACGATTCGGGCTGTTCAGCCAGAGCTGATAGGCATCACCCATGGCCATTTTGACGCTGCCCTCGGGCAGCCGGCGTTTCTTCTCCCGGTCCCAGGCCTCCTTCGTACCGTCGATGTACACATAGCGGTCGAGCGGGTCGAGGTTCAGCGCACCGCCCTTCTTGCTCGACATCTTGCGAGCCTGCTCGAGTTCCTTGACTTGCTCGGACGAGACCAGCTTCTTGTCGGTGCTCTCCATCCACTGCTTGGCAAGAGGCTTGCCGACCAGGGCTTCGAAACCTGATCGTTTCATCGACTGCCCTTTGTCCATATCCCACACGTTCGTGGTGCCTTCGACCAGGGCAAACCGGCGCTTCGCGCTTTTTAGGACCAGGCCCTCTCCCCCTGCCCCCCCATCGGCCGAGGAGTCGGCCGGGCTAGGCTCGCTTGGGCTGTCCTCGACAGAGGCAGGCTCATTGGCATCAGCACCCGCTTCGCTGTGATCGGCCTGCTCGATGACCGATGGGGTACGGGGAAGCTCACCCAGCGGCGGCGGTGCCGAAGGGCGGGACTTCGCGTCTATACCGAGGATCTGCGCGGCTGCTCTAGTCGCTGCCCGCTGATCGCCACCGTGCACCAGGATGCAGAACACATCGAACGCATCGTTCTTGTGCCCGTTGGCCAGCGGGTCAGAACTGTGGTGGGAGAACAACTTGTCGTCGATGATGCTGACGCCAGCCAGACCGCTGCCACTCTGCGGGCAAAGCCACTTGTCGCCTCGACGCTCGTAACCATGAGCCTCGATCAGCGTGGCAATATCGTGGGCCTGGTTGAACAGTGTGATCACTTCAGGCAGATCACGCCCACTACGTACCGCAGTTGGGCGAGGCTTTGCGGGCGCAGGCCGCGGGGCCGGCGCGGCCTTGGGCAGCCACGGACAAACCGCTTCTGCCTTGGGCTTGAACTCGTCCCAACCCTGCCAGATAGCGAGCAGTTGAGGCGGGAGCTCAGGCAGTCCTTCCGCAGATGGCCGGGTACGCCAGGTGTAAGGCAGGCCAGTACCGGGGTGGATAGAGGGCGGCAGCACATCCTGCACCAGGCCGGCGCGCAGCTCGAAGACAGGAATCTTCTTGAACGGCTCAGCGGCCATTTTCAATGCCGCCTCCCTGCCAGCGTCTCCAGCATCCCTGGCGGCCTTGACCTGTGTCATGAGCGCTTTGTGGATCGATCCGTCAGGATCCGCCTGGCTCGGCCAGGTCAGCGGGTGCCAACTCAGCTCAACCCCATCGGGAACACGGAACATGATGCGGAAACGCGCCGGGTTGCCCACCGACGTTGGATAGGCATCCGCCAGCGCGTCCAGATCCATCCCAAGCAGCTCGCTCAGGATCTGTCGAGTACAGTGCACCTCATCAACATCCAGCGAGCAGACACGACTCGGCCCGAGCACCACCCCCAGATTGTGACTCGGGCGCTTCTGCCAGAACGCCTCGGCATCAGCGGCAGCAGTGAAGTAGCCACCAGGCTTGTTCCAACCGTTACCCTTCGGCCCCTTTTCACCCGGTTCGATGGGAACCAAGGCAAGACCGAAGGTTTCAATGTAACGCCGCGCCCAATCAGCTGTGGTAGGAGTTGGGCGCTCTGTCATCTGCGGCGCTCCCGCAGTTCCTGGCAACTGACGCAGGTTTCACAGCCCACAACCGACAGCTGACGGTCGACCGGAATCGGCTCGTCGCAGTCATCGCAGAACTGCAAACTTGGCTTGGTAGCCTTGCGGGTATGACGCTGCAGCGAGACCTGCAGGAAGTACTCGGCCTGATCGTTGGCCAGATCGATCGCGTCAGCCATGAGCTGCGTCCTCCATGGCCTGGCGCGCACCCGCCATGATGGCGAGCACCTGCCGAATGACGTCCATCCCCCGCTGCTCCAGGTTCAGAACCTCAGCAATAGTCCAGACATTGTCGGCGGCCCCGTCATGCAGACTGCCGACGAATTCGCTGGACTCCTCAAGGAGCTTAGCTACCGCCTGCAGCGCTTCATTGGTGGCCGGTACTGGCTCCGGGCGATACCACACGGCCCCCGCTGGACGCACCAGAGCGTCGAGCAGTCGTGGATCAGCTGTCCATTGGATGATCTCTTCCAGTTCATCCGGAGTTGGCCAGCGGCGATCTTCGTTGTGGTGGAGCTTCTTCTGCAGGGTATCCACCTCGAGCCCCATGTCGAAGGCCAGCTTGGTGATACCACCGTGATAGTCACGACCCGCGCGATAGAGCGCCTGCCGCAAGGTGAGGACCGGGCCAGCGCCCGGCAATAGATCAATTCGACTCATAACCGTAAATCCTCGGTTTACGGTGTAGCCACAGGGCTAGGCAAGACCTATCCTACGACCACGACCGTCGTGCTGTGCGTAAATCCGCGCTGTGCTGTGCGTGTACTGCATGCGGTAACAGTCATCCGGCTGAACTTGTGAGAGAGAGCACCGGGTGACGAGAGTGATAGTGTTTGCACTGTCATAGCTGAGCTAGGAGGTGAGAGTCCTGGCTCAGCGTTCTTTTTCCCCTTCTGACTCCTCTTTTTGCTTTTGCTCCTCGTAGAAAAGCTCAATCGCTTTCCCTACCTCATAGCGAACCGCTGCCCCCCTCGTTGCACGATAGATAGTGGGCTGAGTTACCCCAACCCGCTCCGCGATGGCACGCTGTGAAAACCCTCGCTCAATCAATTTCCGAAGCATCTCTTGTATGGACATAATGCAACCTATTCGTTAACGAATAGGAAGATACTACCCAAACGAATAGGAGGTAGCAATACACTAGTGATACGTAAACAAATCAGAGTTAAAGCAGTGATAGGGAACCGCATAGCTAAGCGTATGCACGAGCTTGGGCTGTCAGGAGGTGAACTCGCCAGGAGATCCGGGGTACCTCAGCCGACAATCCACAGAATTCTGAGCGGAACGTCCGTTAGCCCCAGGCATGAAAATATTGAGAAGATCGCAAAGGTGCTTGGGGTCCCAGCCGAATGGCTCTGGAAGGGCGAAGGAGCTTCCTTAATCGCAATAGGGCCACAAACCAATATTGAGCCAGGACCTCAAGTACGAGGTTTTGTCCCACTGATTTCCTGGGTACAAGCGGGAGCATGGAGTGAAATGCAGGAGCCGCTTGAGCTGGAGAATGTCGAAACATGGCTACCTTGCGTTGTCTCTCACAGCAGTTCGACGTTTGCTCTCAGAGTCAGGGGGCTGTCCATGTTCAACCCTCATGAACGCAGGTCTTTTAGAGAGGGGGACATAATCTTCGTCGATCCTGCGAAAGACTATGAGAATGGATCGCTTGTCATCGTCAAACTCGCAGAAAGCAAAGAGGCAACCTTCAAGCAGCTGGTCGTCGAAGGGGATCGATTCTTCCTGAAGCCTCTGAATCCATCATGGCCAGATCCGATCATCGAACTGCCATCAGATGCAACAATTTGTGGCGTAGTGGTTTCAAAGGTAGAGATCTTCTGAATCGTTTTCGAATAGGCATCATTACCTAAAGGTATTGACCGAGAAAATTCGTTTAAGTATTGTCTGAACCGCAACCCTCTCTCTCACTGAGGTTCAGACATGCCAACCGCACAGCACCCCATCCAGTGCAAGATCTACTTGCACCCAATGACCTGCAACCGCCCCGCCTCATTGGCGGCATTTCAGCGCCGCACAGGTCTTCGAATCGTCGCCACCGCCAACGGCAACGCGCAAGCCATCCCATTCACTGGGGGCGCCGCATGAGCGAGTTCAATATCCCTCTCAGCCGGGTCATGGTGCTTGAACGCACCCTGGAACACGGCGGCACCGTAACCTGCAAACTGCAGCGCCCCGAAGCCTCGCTGGATGCACAGATCTACGTCGAAAACGACAACACCACCCACCATATCAAGGTGAGGATCGGGCCGCTCGCCAGCTCGCTGACCCTACCCCGCAAACTGGCAACCAAGTGCCAGACCTTGCGGGCCTTCCTGCAGGACACGGCCAATGGCCGAGCTGACTCTGGTGCCCAGTCGGAAGAGGCCTTGGCCCTCATGGAAGCGCAAGAGAGCGTGGACGAGGTCCTGCTGATTGGCCAGATCGCCTATGTCATCCCCACCGTCAACCGTGATCGCCCCTTCGGCGCAGTCGTGATCAACGACCAGGGTGAGATCTGCGCCGCAGTCACCGGCTCCAGCAAAGAACAGCTCGCTGCCGCTGTGCGCGCGAAGCTCCAGCCCGGCCATAAGGGGCTTGGGGAGTACGCATGAGCACGCTGGAACAACTGCGCAGCGAGTGGACCACCCCCTGCCCGACGTTGACCGCCGTGAGGGAGCGTTACTTCCCTCACATCGGGTCGGATCGTCGATTCAGGGAGTTGATCAACAAGGGCAAGATCGACCTGAAGCTGAACAAGCTGCACAACTCAGCCAAGGCGCAGCACGTGATCTATCTGAACAACCTCGCCCAATACCTCGACCGCCAAGCTGAACAAGCCACGCAAACAGCTTGAACCAGGCGGCCCCGGCCATCAGGGGCACCCCGCCCGCCACCGACTCTCACCTCACGGCGGCGGGCTAATTTGGAGCACACCAAATGCAACCGCATCAGTACGCACTTTCCGCCGGGATCGCCCTGCTGTTCCTTTTGGCCGCCCTACCCTACTTGTTCGGAATAGCTCGTCGACGTGCGTTCGACCAAGGCAAGGAAATCGGCCTCGCGGAACGCGACGCCGCACACTTCACCAGGGTTCAGGATCTTTGCACCGACCTCGATGAGATCGCCATTCAACGCGAGGCCGAGCAACGCAAGCACCTCATCACAATCGCCAACCTCAAGCGCAACGTCGTCGAGCTGGAGGAGCGGATCATGTCCTACACCGGGCTGGCGGTGACCAGGACGGACTACGAGAACTTGGTCAGCACCGTCGAAACGCTGCTCTTGGCTGAACGCACTCTGCATGCTCTGAAGTCGCAACCTTACGCCACACGAGCAGCTGAGCAGGCCCAGGAACTCGACAACCTCGCAAAGCGCATTCACTCCCAGCTTCGCGTCACCCCAGCCAGTGCAGCCGCCGCGGGAGAAGCAGCATGACCGCCGTCACTCCACGTAGCTGCCTCGTTCATGGCCCGATGGGCTGCGGCAAGACTACCAACGCTCAAGCCATCGCCAAGGCCCTGGGTCTGTCCAACATCCTCGACAACTGGACCCCAGGCAAGGCCACCCCGCTGCTCAACACCCTGGTACTGACTAGCGCCTACGAACCGAGCTGGCCCTTCAAGGGTCGCGTGATGACCTTCCACCAGGCCATGCAACTGACCGGCCGGCAAGGGGTACAAGCATGACTCTGCGCAAGCACGTCCTGAAACACTTCCACATGTGCTGCGGCCTGGGCGGCGGAGCGAAGGGATTCAACCGCTCCAAACCCATCGTCGGCAACTTGCAGGCTGAATGGCAGTGCATCGGCGGCGTCGACGTCGACCCGGCCGGGCTGGCTGACTTCGAGCGCTTGTCGGGCGTGAAGGGCACGCTGATCGATCTGTTCACCCGCGACCAATACATCCGCTTCCACGGTAAGGAACCGCCACCAGGATGGCGCGAGGCAACCCCGGAGGACATCCGCCGGGCAGCGGGCGGCCAGCGCCCTGATGCCGTGTTCATCAGCTCACCATGCAAAGGCGCGAGCGGTCTGCTCTCGGAAACCATGAGCCAGACCCCGCGCTACCAGGCCCTCAATGAACTGACCCTGCGCTGCATCTGGCTGTTCTGCGAGGCCTGGGCTGATGACCCGGTACCGCTGCTGGTATTCGAGAACGTTCCGCGCCTCGCTACCCGTGGCCGGCACCTGCTTGATCAAATCAACAGCCTGCTGTCCAACTTTGGCTATGCCGTGGCCGAGACCACCCATGATTGCGGCCGCATCGGCAACCTGGCCCAGAGCCGTAAGCGCTTCCTGCTCGTCGGTCGCCATATCGAGAAGGTGCCACCGTTCCTGTACGAACCGGAGCAGAAGTCGCTTCGCTCGGTGGGCGACATCCTCGGCCGCATGCCGCTGGCCGGCGACATCGAGGCCGCCGGCCCAATGCACCGTGTTCCAGCGCTGCAATGGAAGACGTGGGTACGACTCGCCTTGGTCGAAGCCGGGAAGGATTGGCGCAGCCTGAACGACCTCGCCATCGAGGACGGCTATCTGCGCGACTTCGTGATCGTTCCAGAGGCTTATGCGGGCTACCTCGGCGTGAACAACTGGCAAAATTCCATGGGCACCGTGGCGGGCCGATCCAGCCCCACCAATGGAGCCTTCTCGATCGCGGATCCACGCGCTCAAGCTGGTGCCTTGCAATACCAGCAGTACGGGGTACGCCGCTGGGAAGACACCAGTGGTGCGGTGATCGGTGTCAAAAGCCCTGGGCAAGGCACATTCAGTGTTGCCGATCCACGCCGTACCGGCAGTGGGTTCGGCAAGTACCAGGTCACGCCTTTCAACAGCTCAGCTAACACGGTGATCGCCGGCAGCACCACCGGCCAAGGTGCCTTCGCCGTACAGGACCCGAGGTACCACAACTGGCACCCCGGCGCGTCCAGCCGCAAGCTGAACGTGGTCGGCATGGACCAGACCGCAGGAACGGTCACTGGCTCGCAGCAGGTCGCGAGCGGCGCTATGTCGATCGCAGATCCGCGCCCAGGCATGCGCCGCTCGAAAGGCGACGCCTACCTGACCGGCGGGCACTACGGCGTGGTGCCATGGGATGGGCCGGCCGGCGCAGTATCCGCAAGCGCAATGCACGACAACGGCCGCTGGAGCGTGGCCGATCCGCGACTGCCGGACGCCAACGACCGACTGACCTGCGTGATCGAGTCGCTGGACGGAACGTGGCACCGCCCTTTCACCACCTTCGAGCTGGCCGCCCTGCAGAGCCTGGTCGAGCCCGAGGAACAGCTGGAGCTGGACGGCCTGAGCGACCAAGCATGGCGCGAGCGCATCGGGAATGCCGTGCCACCAGCTGCTGCTGAAGCGGTGGCGGACGTAATGGGCACTACCCTGCTGCTGGTCGCCCAGGGCGAGACCTTCGTGCTCAGCAGCATGCCGATCTGGGTGCGCCCTGTGGCGGTAGGCCTGAGCGTTGCTCAGCGGGAGGCCGCATGAAACGCATCTATATCTCAGGACCAATGACCGGCCTGCCGGACCTCAACTACCCAGCATTCAACGCTGCGGCCGAGCTGCTGCGCGCCGAAGGCTATGACGTCGAGAACCCTGCCGAGAATCAAGCCCCACCGTGCGGCTCGTGGGAAGGCTACATGCGTCTTGCCCTGGTGCAGCTCGCTCGCTGCGAGGGTGTTCTGGTGCTCCCTGGCTATCGCAAGTCGAAGGGCGCCTGCCTCGAGCTCTACATCGCCCACAAGATCGGCCTTCAAGTGGCCCTTCACACCGACGCAGAGTCGATCGCCGACCTGAGGTGGTTTCCAGCATGACAACAACCACCGAACTGGTTACTGGCACGTTACCGACTGTAAACAAAATGCCCGGTTACGAGCACCTGGCCTTGAGCCCGAACGCTCGTCGAACCCATGAGAGGTATTCACTGTGAACACCACACAGAGCATCAACCTACCTGAACTGAAAGCGCTCGCCACTGCAGCCGCAAAGAGCCCATATGACGCTGTAGCTCTGAATGACTACGGCATGGCAGTGCCGCCCGCCACAGTGTTGGATCTGATCGCCGAGATCGAGCGCCACCGCCTGGTAGACGCCGAGGGCTGTAAGCCCGAGATCAGCACTCAACCCGCTGGCAGCTCCACCGCCGATGCGGCGCCAGGGCACGATCTAGACAAAGCGGAGGGCTGCAAGCCCGACCTCATTACTCAACGCATCATCTTCAGCGAAACCTCGCTCGCTCACGCACTTTCTGCCGTTCGCGGGCTCCACGATCTGAGCAGCGAACTTATGGCCAGCGAAGTCTTCCGACAGATGTCGGAGCTGCCAAGCAATGCAGCGTCACAGCCAGCCGAGCTAGTGAAAATATCACGCATTCGGGAATCGATGGAGAACAGCGCAGCCAGCCGGGAAGTAGCTGAACTTCAAATAGGCGCAACGCATGTGCGCGTCACTTACCACGGGATCAAGTGGCACCACGACAGGATGCGCAATGGCCGGTGGGAGCCGCTGGCTATCGAGGAGTTTGACGAGATCCTGTGCTCCACCCTGAAGCACGAGGTGAATCATGACTGAAGTGCGCTCACTCACCAGGCCACGTATGGCCACCCACGGCCTTGACCTGCCGGCGATGTGCGACATCTGCGGCAAAGCACGCTCCACTCGCAACCATGCCAAGTGCAGCAAGATCCGCCAGCAGCAGAAGAGCAACGAGTGGAAAGCCTATATGGCCAATGTGGCCGCAAAGAAACGCCAGCAGGTACAGCGCCTGTGCCCCCTTCGGTAAGTTAGAGAATATTTTATGGCCAAGCCACAAGTTAAACCCATCCACGAAGTAAGCAACCAATCTTCCGAAGCGGTGCAACTTCTCATCACACCCGCAGTATGGATTCGGAAAGAGCTGCTGTTCCCGATATTCGGACTGAGTACCGAGGCTGTTCGTAAATATCGCGAACGCGGGATCTGGCTGGAGGAAAAGCAATGGCGGACCGATCCCGCCAACGTCTTTGTTTACAACCGAGTTGAAATCGAAAATTGGATGGCCGGCCGTCCATGAAGAAAGAGAAGCTTCCACCAGGTGTCGACGCCTTGCCGAAAGGCGTCGACATCAATGGCAACCTTCTGCGGATCGCCTTCATGTATGAAGGCGAACGCCGCCGGGAGCCTCTACGCAATGTCGCTAAGATCAACAAGGCCGCCATCGCCTACGCAGATAACAAACGCAGGACGATTCTTGCCGAGATCAAGGAAAACCGCTTCGATTATGCAGCACACTTCCCTGACTCATCTTGGCTGAAAGCCAGACAGGAAGTTCCGAACGAACCCGCTAAGCGCACAGTAGATGAAGGTATTTCGCAGTGGCTGAAAGTTGCAAAAGTAAAGAAAGCCCATAGCACATTTCTTAACTACAAAAGCAAGTCTGAGCATGTAAAGCGTAAGTTCGCCGACAGAACTATTGCAAGCATCCCCAAGAGCGAGCTTGAACTATTCCAAGCGGAGTTACTTACCGCCGGCCTCAAACCGAAAACTGTGAACGATATCTTCACCATTGTAAGGGGGGTGTGGGGGGATGCCTTCAGCGATGAAGTCATCAAACTCAATCCGCTCGAGCGCATCGAGAATATCCAGTCAGATAGCGACAGTGAGTTTGCGGATCCTTTCACCCGCAGCGAGATTGACCGGATCACCGCGGCTGATCCGGATCGGTTGGCCGACAGCCGGATGATCGTCTTCAACTGCTGGGCCGGGCTATCTCTGTCTGAACTGATCGCGGTCGCAGTAGAGGACGTTGACCTGGTCGCCGGGACGCTGACTGTCCGCCGCGCCTTGGTCACCGGCGAATTCAAGGTACCGAAGGAACGGTCGCGGATCCGCACGGTAGAGTTGATCGCGCCGGCACTGGAGCTGATGACCGCTATCATGGCCGAAGCCAAGACGACTGAGCCAACCCACATCACCGTTGTTCAGCGGGACAACATCACCAAAAAGCACGAACGAGTGCGCTTCCTGTTCCGCAGTTCCACCAGCGGCCTACTATGGAACGGCAAGACCATCAGCAACTGGTTTACCGCTCATCTCGAGAAAGCAGGTATACGGCACCGAGGCGCCAACCAGGCACGCCACACGTTCGCGAGCCAGGCGTTGTCGAGCTATGTACCGATTGAATGGGTTGCCCGCCAACTCGGCCACAGTGATACCACGATGGTGCGCAAGCACTACGGCCGCTGGATCTCGAAGGACACAAAGAGCATGGCGGGCATCGTATCTACGATGATGGGGTTCCCTCAGGCTAAATGCTGACCTGCTCCACTTGAAACTCCTCGGGCGTCGCACTTAAGCTGGATCGCTTAATCCAGCACAGTGCTCTTGAGGGACCATACGTTGAAAGACCCAAAAGTTTTTATTTCTTATAGCTGGTCAAGTCCTAGTCACGAACGCTGGGTTCTCGATCTCGCAGAAAACCTGATGGCATCAGGTATAGAAGTCAAACTTGACAAGTGGGACTTGAAGCCTGGACAAGACTCCGTGGCCTTCATGGAGTCGATGGTGACCGATGACTCTATCGACAAGGTTATTATAATTTGTGATAAAACATATTCAGAAAAAGCCGATGGCAGGCGCGGTGGCGTCGGCACCGAGACACAAATTATCTCGAAAAAGGTTTATGAACAGGTTAATCAAGAAAGATTTATAGCCGTAATCGCAGAGAAAGATGAAGAAGGGAAAGCTTTCACCCCTACCTTTTACCATTCACGACTATACATTGATCTTAGCGAACCTGAATCATACTCCGATGGTTTTGAGGCGTTAATCCGCTGCATCTACGGACAGCCACAATATCAAAGACCGCAGTTAGGGAAAAAGCCAGACTTTCTTACGAAAGAAATTTCAATTAGTCTCGGAACAACACCATTAGCTAAGCGAGCTATTGCTGCAATCAAGGAAGGTAAAACAACCGCCACCGCTGCATTTGAAGAGTACCTGTCAACCTACTCTGAAAATCTTGAGAGAATTAGACTGAAGCACCAAGACGCTATTTTATTCGACGAACAAGTGGTTAGCAGCATTACCGAGTTCGTCCCTTGTCGAAATGAGTTGCTGCAAGTAATTACAAACGCCGTGAGGCATTTACCTCAACAAGAAACAGCAGAACACTTACATAGATTCTTAGAGAGCATTCTAAAATACCACGAAGCACCAAAAAATTCAGGGAGCTGGGGAAGCACCGACTTTGACAACTACAACTTTATTGTGCATGAAATTTTTTTATACACTGTCACTATCTGCCTAAAATACAACAAGGTGGAGATAACAGCGCAGCTTCTGGATAAACCCTACTACGTTGACTCCCGCAGAACCGATGCTTACCTAACAAGTCATGAGTGCTTCTATAAAGATACGGGATCATTAGAGCAGCGAAACAGGCGATTGGACCTAAACAGAAGATCCCTGAGCGCTGACCTCACAAAAGAATTAAGCAACACAAGCGGCTTAGATTTTTCGAACTTGATGCAAGCGGATTTCATTTTATTTCTCAGGTGTGAAATCCATCAGTCTGGTCACTGGTGGCCTAAAACACTTGTATACCTTGGCCACTATCCAGGTGCATTTGAGATGTTCGCGAGATCCGCTTCAGCAGCGTATTTTGAAACCCTGAAGCGAATTCTCTACATCAATGGCAAAGGCGAACTCGCAAGCTTCGTCGAAGCTGCTGCTCAACGCGGATCGAATTACTACGGCTTTGGACATTGGAGCATCGATTTCAAGAGGCTCATGAATCTTGATGAATTAGCCCGTCTGCCGTGA